AGCGCACTGAGTAGCGGCACACTGCCTACGACTGGTGGCGGTACTGGCTTGACTTCATTCACTTCTGGTGGCGCTGTTTATGCGTCGTCAACAAGTGCGTTGACCACGGGCACATTGCCTGTTGCCAGCGGCGGTACTGGCAATACTTCTTTGACAGCAAATACGGTTTTGCTTGGCAATGGAACTTCTGCTTTGCAGACGGTTTCCCCCGGCACCACTGGTAATGTGTTGACATCGAACGGTACGACATGGCAATCCACAGCGCCAGCGGCAAGTGGTATTTCAACAGGTAAAGCCATTGCGATGGCGATGATTTTTGGATTCTAAGGAGCGATAAACATGGCAAACCCGAATATCGTTAATGTCGTAAGTATTTATGGAAATGTGGCTTATGTCACCCCCAGCACTACTTCGGCAACGACTTCATGGACTTACAACGGCACTACGGCGTTGACTGGTCTGACTCCCGCTGTTGGTACGGTCAATCGTGTCACTAGCATTGTAGTGACAAACACCACTGCATCAACTGCTACGGCAACGGTTGCGGTTGCAAACAACCCAACTTTTGGCTCTGGTACGGCATATAACATTGCTTATCAAATCAGTGTGCCTGCAAATGCATCTTTGATTGTTACTGATAAAACAACATCGTTTTATGTGACTGAGAATCAGTCTGTTGGCGTGACTTCTGGTACTGGCTCTGCGTTGACTTATGTAGCAACATTTGAAGCAATCACATCCTAATAGGAGCATCTTATGTCGATGCGTAATATTGGTGGCTTCATTGGCAATCCAAATGCTAGTCTGACTCCTCCTACGACCCTTGAGTACCTTGTGGTTGCTGGCGGGGGTAGCAGTTGCGGTGGTCAACCCGGCTCTGGTTATGGCGGTGGCGGAGGCGGCGGTGGACTTTTAACAGCCACCAACTACTCAATAACTATTGGCACAACCATTACAGTTACTGTAGGTGCTGGTGCCGCTGGCGCGGCAATAGGCGCGTACAACTCTAGTCGTGGATCAGACTCTGCTTTTGGGGCAATAGCCGCTACCGGCGGTGGTGGTGTTGGCGGGTCTGGCGCTGGTGGCTCTGGCGGATCGGGCGGCGGTGGACAAGGCGCGGGTGGCGCAGGAACTGTTGGTCAAGGAAATAACGGAGCCTCCAATGGTTCCTCACCTTATGGCGCAGGAAGTGGTGGCGGAGCGGGTTCTGCTGGGATTTTAAGTATTTACTCTGGTCAATCTTCTAGCGGTGGCGCTGGGGTGGTTTCGTCCATTACGGGCGCTCCTGTTCAATACGCTGGTGGTGGAGGCGCAGGGTTTTATAGAGGATTTGGAAAATACCCCGGCCTTGGTGGTGGTGGTGGTGCTGGGGACGGCGCGTTTGTAATTAACACAAATGGCAACCCCGGCTTGGCAAACACAGGCGGTGGAGCGGGTGGAGGAAGTACCGATTACATTGCAAATGGTGCGTATGCAACGGCAGGTTCGCCCGGTGGATCGGGCGTTGTGGTGATTAGATACCCTTCATACTATGCGGCCCCAGCCTCTGTTACTGGGTCTCCATCAATCAATGTTCAAGATGGATTTCGCATTTATAAATGGACTGGCAACGGTTCAATAACTTTTTAGGTGTCTCATGGCAAAAGGCATTTTTACATTAAAACAGCAACAAAGTTTAAACGCTGATGGGACATGGGCTATCGGTAAAACACCGTCTGTTGAGTACCTAGTTGTTGCTGGTGGCGGAGCCGCAGGAGCAGACGGCCCCGGCGGCGGTGGTGCGGGTGGCGTATTGCAAGGCACAACTCCAATTGTGGTTGGAGCAACATTAACTGTGACTGTTGGCGGGGGTGGTGCTGGATCATCTGGTGCAACCCTACCAACAAGTGGATCAAATTCAGTATTCGGTTCAATTACCGCCATTGGTGGCGGCAGGGGAGCAAGTACAGGCAACGCTGGTGCAAATGGCGGGTCAGGTGGCGGCGGCGGAATTTTTACACTTGGATACAGCACATACCCGGGCAGAGGAACGGCTGGACAGGGAAATGATGGCGGAACAACTACAACTGCATACGCAGGCGGTGGCGGCTCTAGTGGAGGCGGAGGTGCTGGTAATAAGGGTGTAGCGCCCGCTGAATATAACGCAGGTGGAAATGGCGGCGCAGGAGTTGCATCAGCAATTTCTGGCACTTTAACTGGCTATGGTGGAGGCGGCGCAGGTATCACAGGAAACACTGGTTCTGGTTATTACACAGCAGTCGGTGGATTTGGTGGCGGCGGCTCATCACCCGGCGGTAACGGCACGCCCGGCACTGTAAACACGGGCGGTGGAGGCGGTGGTGGGCAAAGTTACACAGGCGGTGGAGGTGGGTCTGGCATTGTAATATTGTCATATCCAAGCATCTATCCTGTTCCAGCATCTACAACAGGTTCACCCACCGTTACCACAAATGGCAGTAATCGCGTGTACACATGGACTGGTAACGGTTCTGTGACCTTCTAAGGATACAAAATGAGTTTAGGTAACTTAGGCGGCTTCATCCCCTCAACATTTGATCCAACAACTGTACCTACGACTGTTGACTACATTGTTGTTGCGGGTGGCGGTGGAGCCGCTGGTTTAGCGGCTGGCCCAAGCGGTGGTGGAGCCGCATATGGTGGTGGCGCAGGTGGCTTGCTTCAAGGCTATCAATATGCAATTGTTCAAGGTGTTACCTATGTGGTGACTGTTGGCGCTGGTGGCACGGGAGGACAAGGAAATAGTGGAGTACAAGGTGTTGCATCAAGTTGGAACAGCACGGCACTGGGTGGTGGCGCAACAATTTCTACAGTTGGTGGCGGTTACGGCGCAATTACCGCTGTTGGTGGTAATGGCGGCTCTGGTGGTAGCGGTGGCGCTGGCGCAGGATCAGGCACAGCAGGCCAAGGAAACAACGGCGGCCCTTCTTCCTACAATGTGCCACCCGGTGGTGGCGGTGGCGCAGGAACAATAGGCGGCATAAGCGCAAATACTTTTTCAAATTCTTATAGCGTTTGTCAACCCGGCGCTAATGGCGGAAGCGGAATGTGGTGTTTTGATGGAAACATATACGCAGGAGGCGGTGCAAGTGGAATGTCATCTGTTCCTACTCAAGTAAACATATCCCAGTATCCAATACCCGTAGGTGGTTTAGGCGGCGGTGGAAATGCCAATGTCAGCGGAGGTTATAACGCCGCTTTGTTGTTGCCCGGTTCTTCTGGTGCCCAAGGCACTGGCGGTGGCGGCGGTGCTTCTGGCGGGTTTTGGACTCCAACGGCTAACAAAATACAACAAGGCGGCGCTGGCGGTTCTGGACTTGTAATTGTTCGCACTTTGGCAACTCAAAAGGTTGCGGTATCCACCACAGGTAGCCCATCAATTTATGTCAGCGGAAATTACCGTTACTATAAATTTTTTGGCAATGGCTCAATTACATTCTGAGGATTAAAAATGGGTCAATACTCAGGAATTTTTACAGTCTCACAAGTCCAACAGCAAATTAGCAAAAGCAATTGGCTTGGTATCGCTCCAACTGCGGTTGAGTATTTGGTTGTGGCTGGAGGCGGCGGAGGCGGAGGCGGTGCTGGCGGTGGCGGCGGAGCAGGCGGAGTTCTTGTTGGAGAAAATTACCCTGTTGTCGTTGGAACAACAATCTCCATCACCGTTGGCAGTGGAGGCGCTGGTGGCGGCGCAGGCGCAAGTGGAACCGTGGGAGTCAATTCAACACTTGGAACATTGACGGCATCAGGCGGTGGTTATGGGGCTGGCTATAACGGAACAACAGGCTATGCTGGTGGCGCAGGCGGCAGTGGCGGAGGGGGTTCATATGTAGGCACTGGGTCGGGATTTAACCAACAGGGTGGCGGCTATGTAAGTGGTCAAGGTACTGCTGGTGGCGTTGCTGTATCCGCAAATGGTGGCATTGGGGGTGGCGGTGGCGGTGCTGGGTCAGGTGCCAGAGCGCCGCTATCTTCATATTTTGCTCGTGGTGGAGCGGGTGGTTATGGCATTGCCAATGCAATCACTGGAACCATTACGCAATATGGCGGTGGCGGTTCAGGTGGGTTAAGAACTAATGCGGCTTATAACTATGGTGTATTTGCGGTAGGTGGGCTTGGTGGCGGCGGGGATGGCGGGGCAGACTCTGCAACTTTTAGCAATGGCGGTAATGGCACGGCCAATACTGGTGGGGGTGGAGGCGGAGCCGCAGGGTCTAACCTTGGTGGATCAGGCGGCACGGGCGGGTCTGGAGTTGTCATCATTAGATGGAATTCTAATTTTCGTGCGCCAGCGTCTACAACGGGTTCCCCAACAATAACATCAGCAAATGGTTTTACAATTTACACATGGACTGGTAACGGTTCAATCACTTTCTAGGAGTTGAAGATGGCACATTTTGCAAAATTGGATGACAACAACAAAGTCATTGAAGTTCATGTAGTTCACAATGACGAGTTGATGGACAACGGTGTTGAAAGCGAAGCCAAAGGGATTGCGTTTTTGACTGAGTGGTCTGGTGGTTACACCAACTGGAAGCAGACAAGTTACAACGGAAAAATCCGAAGTATGTATGCTGGCATTGGCTTTACCTATCATCCAGAAAAAGATATTTTTTATCCGCCATCACCTTATCCATCATGGGTGTTGAACACAGACACTTACACTTGGAGCGCACCAATTCCGAGACCAAGCGACGAAGGTACAGGCAACCCTGTTATTCTTTATACTTGGAACGAAGCCACAGTGTCTTGGGACAGATTGCCCGAACCCGCAAACGCAACTCCTGTCATTGAAGTTGGTACAACACCTAGCGCAACATGAAGCCTGACCATATAGAACTAGGTTACTTTGGCAACATCTGGGTTCGCCAAAACAACTTCCCGTATGTTGGTAATTCTCATGCGGGCCATCAACATAAGTTTGACCATGTGACTTTGCTGGCAAAAGGTAGCGTTCGTGTAGAGGTTGAGGGCTACGAGCCTAAAGAATACACAGCGCCTACTTTTATGATTATGCGCAAAGAAAAAAATCACAAAATGACGGCAACATCGCCTGACACTATTTATTACTGCGTGTTTGCATTGCGTGATTTAGATGGTGAGGTTGTTGATCCGATTTACGGCCCTAAGAACGATCCAATGGCTCATTCATCTGCCACTGTTGAAGACGGCCACTGGGACAAAATCAAGGACATCTAATGGAACTGAGCATCAACAGAGTCGTCAAAAACTGGGAACACGCCACCAAGATTGTCCCATCTACTGATTTAGACCATTATGTTTTGGCTAAACAAGGTAGACGATTTGCGATGCAACCAGACGCGCCGTTTTGGAAAGAGGCGTTTGCTGAGTATGGGCTAGAGCCAACTGAAGTTGAGCCAATGTTTCAAAACATGACCATCAATCATTATGAAGACAATGGATATACGCACGAACACATTGATGTTGCGCAAGATGGTTTTGTTCATGTTAGATGCAATGTAGTGTTGAAGATGCCACAACTTGGCGGTCATCCAATCATTGATGGCGAACCCATCATGGTCGGCCTGCATGATATGTGGTTGTGTTTGGCAAGCATGGAGCATCATGCATCCGCCCCAATAAAAGGTGGACAACGCACAGTGTTTTCGTTTGGTGCATATGTACCAAATGAACAGATAGAAAAAATTATCAAGAGGGATTAAAAATGGACATCAAACTATCAGTCAACACAGTCAATCAGATTCTTGGGTACTTGGGTTCACGCCCATACCAAGAAGTCTTTCAATTGATTGAAGCAATTCAAAAAGAAGCAAAAGCACAGCCTTCAGAGGCAGAGCAGAAAGACGAATGAGATGGCGGATGTTCACGAACTTGCCTCGGAAACTGACAAGCGTCTAAGCGTCCATGAGGCTATCTGCGCCCAGCGTTACGAGGGTATTCAGGGCCGCTTTGACGATGGCTCAAAGCGCATGACCAAGATTGAGTACCTTTTGTACGGCGTGATTGTCTGCGTGCTGTTTGGCCCCGGTGTTGCTGGGGAACTCGTTAAAAAAGTTTTGGGGCTGTAAATGGCTGAAGAGTCTGCAAAGCACGCATTGATTGAGAAGGTGGCGTTTGCCATCTTGCCAATCCTTTTTACTTGCGTGGTGTACTTGATGAACTCGCTTTCGCACCTGTCCCATGAGGTGACGGTGCTGAACAATAAAATTAGTTTGGTGGTTACCAGCGACAACAAGCAAGCCACAAACACTGGCGCTGAACTTGCCCGTGAAAAATTGCGTCAGGACTTAGAAAAAGAGATTCAAAAGAACCGCGATGACATCATGCACAACAGGCAAGACATTGCTGTGATTTACGAAAAAATAAAGGCCAAGTGATGATTCCAATTGTTGCAACACTCCTCGGCACTTTGGCTCAGAACGGTCTGGGCCTTTTGTCTTCTGCAATCCAAGCAAAGGGCAAACAGGTCGTTGAAGACGCCCTTGGCGTAAAGATTTCCGACAATCCCTCTGACGCTGAAGTTGCCAAGTTGCGCCAACTGCAATACGACCACGAGGAGCGTTTGCTTGAGTTGGGCATCGAGAAGGCTCGTATTGAGCAAGAAGAGTTGGCGGCACTGCTCAAGGCGCAGGCAAACCAAGAAAACAATATCAGCGACCGCTGGAAGGCCGATATGGCCTCCGACTCGTGGTTGTCAAAGAATATCCGCCCCGGCACCCTGATCTATATCCTGACCGCATATTTGCTGTTTGCTGGCCTGAGTGCCGCAGGCATTGAGGTGAACGAGGCTTATGTGGCTTTGCTCGGCCAATGGGGTATGTTGGTGATGACGGCGTACTTTGGTGGCCGCACCGTCGAGAAGGTCATGGAAATGCGCAAAAAGGACAAAGAATGAGCCTGAGTGACGAACAAGCCGCATTC